GCAGGATTACGCTTTCCTTTCACTTTTTCAATAATATCGAGCATTTCTGGTGTCACTTCAGTCATTTTTTACTCCTTTTGGTAGTTTTTCTGCGTTTATGTTGATACTTTATTTTAGCACTGCTAGTTTTTTCACGCTTAAATCTAGCTTTTTCGCTTGATGACATCTCCCCAACAGTCTTAGGTGTTTTACTTGATACACGTTTTTTAGGACGGCAGGCAGGATAACCTCTTTTTTCTCCTTTTTGACGGCCACAAGGCTTGCCAGTTTTAACATCAACCCAGTTCTCCTTAAACCAACGTGTTAAACCACCACTACTTCTTGCCACGTTTCTTCCTCGTAGTCTTTTTTTTGCTTTTTGTGTAACCAGAAGCAGTTCTTCTTTGACCATCTGGTCCTTTTACATCTCCTTTACATACTTTTACCGCATAAGCATTAGCGTAAGCCGAGGGATATACCTTAAACTTACGCTTTGCTGCTGCTTTACCTCTGGCGCATAGTTTTGTCATGATTACATACTACAAGAACAGCGTTTCTTACCGCCTTTTTTCTTTTTCTTCTTCTTTTTTGTAGTTGACATTCCGTAGGCCATAAGCAAAAAGGGTATCTTAGTATATTCTAAACGAAGTTTGGCCCAGTGTCTCAGGCTTCGCTAAGTTAAATTGTTGTAGACAAAGGTAACCAAAAGCATCAAACGCATGATCCACACCTAGATTCTTATTAGGTAATCCAGTATTAGGTGCGTAAGTTAACGTCCTCAGTGCTTTTATCAATTCTTTACAACGAGGATGTATGAGCGTCCTCCTATCGCCGTTAGCATCAAACAAAGCAGTATTGACAGCAGTGATCTTATCTCTAATCTTCCAGGGGCTTTTAGGACTCATAACAGTGAATCCGCTACGTCTTAGTATCGTATGATCCGTTACACCCACTCCACTCGTCTTTCTTGCACTTCCAGTAGGGTCAGGACAAGCAATAATTCTACGATCAACTCCATATCTTCTCGTAACCTCCTCTGCGAAGTCCCATGTAGTAGCACCTCCTGTCAGCATAATTTCATCAAAAACGTATAAAGTATCGTTATGTTTTACAGCACAGATTCCTGCCATCGGATCAACGTTAAAATCCAGACCAATTAACAAGGGAAGCATTGATAAGTCTTTTGATTCCTTATCAATATTGTCATCAGCAAAACTAACAGCTACCAATCCAGTTAAATTCTCAAAACTTGCTTCAAATTCTTGTCTAAATGTTCTTGCATCTAATTGACTTCTAGCAGCTTCAACCTCCTCTTTTGCTACATTACCCCCCTCTATAGTCGTAAAACTCCATCTTTGCCAATCATCCCATTCCCTTTCACCACAAAAGCACCACATATCATAAAACCAACTAGCAGTTCCATCAGGTGTAGAAATAAACAAAGCCCAACCCTGTTTATCAGCCAATGCAGGTCTAATAACCTCCGCCCATACATCTCTATCCATAAATGCTGCCTCATCCAATACAACACCAGCTAAACTCCTACCTCTCAATGCCATAGCATTTTCAGTTCCCTTCAATTCAATACTCGATCCATTAATCAAATCCAGTCTCAAATCAGTCTCATTCTTATTTTTAACCCACGTTCTAGGTGTTAATCTCTTTAATTCTTTCCATGCAATGTCCTTTGCCATCCTATAAGTTGGCGCACAATAAAAATAAACCTCATTTGGCCTATTAATAGCTCCTCTCAATAGTTCTATACAAGAAAGGTATGACTTTCCAAATCTTCTACCAGCTACCAGTACCCTAAATCTCTTATCTGAATTAAAAACTTCCCCTTGTGCATAACGCAAACTTATCTCATTCTTTTTTTCACCG